ACAAGGTGGCAGACAGAATCGCAGGAGCCATTGTGGATCTGGCTTATGCAAAAGAAGAAAATCCGAAAATCGCAGTGGAGGTTCTCATCGGTCACGGTGTGTGCCACGCTATCATTGAAACCACAGCAGATTTGAATAAGGCTGAAATCATCAGCGCCGTGCATCGCATCGCAGGTGTGATGGATACGGACATTGTTATCGTTCCCCAGGATAAGCACCTGTCAAACAATCAGAAGGACGGCATTCGCTGTGGGGATAACGGTATCTTCAAGGGTATGCCTCTGACACAGGAGCAGGAGGAACTTTCCCGCATTGCCCGTGACATTTACGGCAGATGCCCTTATGACGGAAAGTACATTATGGACGGTGTTCGCCTGATCATCTGCCAGAGCAATGTGGAAACGGCAGATTTGAAGAGACTCTATTCCGGTGCGGAAATCAATCCTCTCGGTGACTGGACCGGAGGCACGGATGTGGATACGGGTGCTATCAACCGTAAACTTGGCAGTGATATGGCTGACTCTGTTACAGGCGGCGGTCTTCACGGCAAAGACCTCAGTAAGGCGGATGTGTCTGTGAATGTGTATGCGTTCCTGAAAGCACAGAAAACCAAACAGCCTGTGCAGCTTTGCTGTGCCATTGGAGATGACACCATTGATGGCAAGCCTTATGCGGAAATCGTAGCCATTGCGAGAGAGTACATTCAGAACCTCGGTGGCTTTGAGAAGTTCGCTGAATGGGGTCTGTATTAAGGAGGGCGCTATGGGAAGAACAACAACGCAGATGGAACTTGTTTCCATTACAAAATTAGTGCCGTATGTGAATAACGCCCGTACCCACTCCCCGGAGCAGATTATGAAGCTCCGTTCTTCGCTGCGAGAGTTCGGCTTTATCAATCCTGTCATTATTGATAAGGATTACGGCATCATTGCCGGACACGGCCGTGTGATGGCTGCAAAGGAAGAAGGCATCGATGAAGTGCCTTGTGTTTTCGTGGACTATCTTACCGAGGCACAGAAGAAAGCCTACATCCTTGCCGACAACCGTATGGCGCTTGACGCAGGATGGGATGAGGAAATGCTGAAAATCGAAATCGAGTCCTTGCAGGGCATGGATTTTGATATCGGTCTTGCAGGCTTTGACGATGACGAAATCGCAGACCTTTTTGCCGGAGATGATAAATCCGATGTGGAAGAGGACGATTTTGATTTAAGCGATGCCCTGGAAAAGGCTGCCTTTGTGGAGCGTGGCGATGTGTGGACGGTGGGCAGACACAGACTGATGTGCGGTGACGCCACCAATCCCGATGATGTTGCTACGCTGATGGATGGCAAGAAAGCCAACCTTGTGCTGACCGACCCTCCGTATAATGTAGCCTTTGAAAGTTCCGATGGTCTGTCCATCAAAAACGATAAGATGGCAAGCGAGAAATTTTATGAATTTCTGCTTTCGGCATTTCAGAACATGGCTGCACACCTGGAAAAAGGCGGTGCTGCTTATGTGTTCCATGCCGACACGGAAGGCTTGAATTTCCGTAAGGCATTTATTGATGCAGGCTTTCATCTTTCCGGCTGTTGTATTTGGGTGAAAAATTCCCTGGTGCTTGGCAGAAGTGATTATCAGTGGCAGCACGAACCTGTGCTTTACGGTTTCCTTCAGAACGGCAAGCACTACTGGAGCAAAAACGCAGGCAGAAGCCAGACCACCATCTGGAACTTTGATAAGCCGAAGAAAAATAAAAACCATCCGACTTCCAAGCCTCTTGACCTTTTGGCATATCCCATCGGCAATTCCAGTCGTGAGAATTCCATTGTGGTCGACACCTTTGGTGGCAGCGGTTCTACGCTGATGGCTTGCGAGAAAACAAACCGTATCTGCCATACGATGGAGTTGGATGAAAAGTACGCATCGGTCATCCTCCGCAGATATGTGGAAGATACGGGTGATGCAGACGGTGTCTTTGTTATCCGTAACGGTGTGCAGATACCGTATGCCGACCTTGTGAAGGAGGTTGGCACAGATGAATAAGAAACCTATGACCCTCGGCAGCCTTTTCGATGGCTCCGGGGGATTTCCTTTGGGAGGCTTGATTTCCGGCATTACCCCTTTGTGGGCATCGGAAGTTGAGCCTTTTCCTATTCGTGTAACAAGCAAGCGTATCCCGCAGATGAAACACCTCGGAGATATTTCTGCCATAAGCGGTGCGGAGATTGACCCCGTGGACATCATCACTTTCGGTTCTCCCTGCCAGGATATGAGTGTGGCGGGAAAACGCAGCGGTCTTGATGGAGAACGCTCCTGCCTGTTCTACGAAGCAATCCGAATCGTAAAAGAAATGAGGTGTAAAACCAATGGCGAATATCCAAGATACATCGTGTGGGAAAATGTCCCCGGTGCCTTCTCCTCAAACGCAGGAGAAGATTTCAAAGCCGTCCTCGAAGCAGTCGCATCCGTCAAAGGCGACTATGCTGTACCTTGTCCTCCAAAAGGAAAATGGACAGGAGCAGGAGAACTGTTGGGAGACGGTTTCAGTATCGCATGGAGATGCGTTGACGCGCAGTATTGGGGAGTTCCCCAGAGAAGAAGACGTATCTATCTTGTCGCAGATTTTAATGGTGGGTGTGCCGGAAAAATATTATTTGAGTCAGAAGGCTTGCTTAGGAATCTTGAGGCGAGCCGATGCCCGTGGAAAAGAACTGCCGGAACTTCTGAAGAAAGCACTCCTGCGACAGGCATCGTCTTAAATGACCAGGGTGGCGACCGAATGGATGTCACCGATGATGTGACCTGCACCCTCCGTGCCGAGGCACACCATCCACCTTGCGTGATGGAGTCTGCGGGATTTTGTACGGAGCATTCTGCCGACAGCCGTGGCATTGGCTATGAGACGGAAAAATCTCCAACGCTCCGAGCGGGCGTTGTTCCTGCAACCGTTTATGAAAATCACTCCCAGGATACCCGCTATGTGGGTCCCCTTGATGTGGCACAGACCGTGGCGGCTACTTACGGCACAGGCGGAAACAATCAGCCGTTTGTGGTAGAGCCGACCGCTTTCGGTGTCTGCTCCAAGGACAGCAATGCCATGAAATCGGCAAACCCCAACAGCGGTTTTTATAAAGCAGATACCTCCCGTACCCTTGATGGGAACGGTGGTAACCCTACCTGCAACCAGGGCGGCATTGCCATCGTGGAAGGCAACGGCTTCCGTCCTTCCCACCACGGTAACGGTTATGCGGAAAGTGATGTCATGTACACCTTAAATACCGTTGACCGCCACGCCGTTGTTTACGCCATTGACCGTGAAAGTTATAACTGCGGTCAGAACTTCGCAAGGAATATGGGAATCAGTGATGAGGGTGTCAATTCCACACTGAAAGCCACGGGACCCGATGCGGTTGCCGTTCCCACCTACTCAAGCAGCAAGGCATCGTTCTTTACTTCTGCGGAAGAGGAACTTGCCAACACTTTAGTAGCTACGGATTACAAAGACCCTCCGCTTGTCAATGACACAGATTCGGATCTGGAATACATTGTCCGCAGACTCACTCCAACGGAGTGTGCAAGGCTCCAGGGATTTCCGGATTGGTGGTGTGCTGACCTTGGTGAGAAACTTCCTTCTGAAGAGGAACTCACACGGTGGGCAGAAATCTTTGAAACACATCGTAAGATTGTGGGAACATCAAGCAAACCAAAGACACGAAAACAGATATTCAAGTGGCTGCAAAACCCTCATTCTGATTCGGCGGAGTATAAGATGTGGGGCAACGGCGTGGCACTGCCCAATGTGGTCTATGTGCTGACGGGCATCGTGTACTATACACAAAATGAAGGGGTGTAAATCTACAAACTTTCTCCCTTGTATTTTGCACATATTACTTGCTATTTTGAGCCTTTAGAGTGATATATGTAGTACCGAAAATTAAAGGAGGTACTCACAATGAGAATTCATTACAATGTTCCTGGTAAAAAACGAAAGGAACTGGCACAGACCATAGCTAAATGGCTTGAGGCAGACTGCAGGTACAAGGGAGTTCCCACCTGCGCATACGAAGTGGACTACTTCACAATCGACAAGGAAGGCAACCTGCTGTTTGACGATATGGCAGACAGTGAGGTCATTGAAAGACTTCTGGAGCATCTTTACGATGAGGGGTTTGAAAGCGACATCTCAGAGTATGACAGCAAACAGCAGGAGCCTGTAATTTCCGAAGAAGAGCCGATGGAAGATTGCCCGCCGGATTACCTTACCCCCGCCGAAAACGAGCCACAGGGCGAAACAGTGGGGCTTACGGTGGCGATTCCCCTTGATAAGGTTGCGGTCGGTAACCTTACAAACCTTCTGGATGCCAAGGGCGGTCTTATTAAGAAGGCGCTTGGCATCCCGGCAACACCAATCGAAATCGGCGAGGACAGGATTTCCTTCCCTTGGTTCGAAGATGGATTGGATGCCGATGAGGTCAAGGCTTACAGCCACCTCATTGCTGCCCTTTGCGAAATGAGTAAAAATCAGAAACGCATCAGCGCCACGGAAAAAGCGGTGGACAACGAGAAATACGCATTCCGCTGTTTTCTCCTCCGCCTCGGCTTTATCGGAAACGAATACAAGACCGAGCGAAAAATCCTGCTCCGTAACCTTTCCGGCAGCAGTGCTTTCAAAGGAGGTGCCAAGCATGAGATTTCCGAATAAAGAAACAGTGGAGCGTGTACGCAAAGCCTACCCTGTAGGATGCCGTGTGGAACTGGTGCAGATGGAAGATGTGCAGGCACCACCCGTTGGTACAAAGGGTACGGTTCGAGGGGTGGATGATACCGCATCCATCATGGTCAGATGGGATACAGGCTCCGGCTTGAATGTGGTGTACGGTGTCGATATTTGTCGAAAACTGGATGCCGTGAAGATTACCTGCTACGGTCAGACAGAAGTTTGGGACAGCAGAAAAGAGGCTGCCGACTTCTACCTTAGAGCCATTGCGGGTTCCGAGGGCAGCGAGTGTGAACGCTACACCAAGATTTATACGGAACTGCTTATGGGCAAGGAGGTCTGCACCGATGAATAAAATCAAGGAACAGATACTCGCCATCCGAGCAACCGGACGAACCAATATGTTTGATGTGCCGATGGTACAGTATATTGCCAACGAGATGCATTTTTACGAATTGGTGGTGTATCTGGAGGAACACCGAAAGGAATACACCCACTTCATTCTGACAGGCGAAATGGAGGACTGACTATGTGGAAAGAAGGAACAATCGGCATTCCAAAGCCGGACGGCGGTTACAAGGCAGTCCACTACTGGATTAAGGTTTATGAGGAAGGCAGCCGATTCGGCATCAACGGCGGTAAAATCAGTAAGCTGATGCTGAAACTCGATGGCGAGATTATTGCCGACTACGACAGAGGTTGGGATGTAGAGCCTGCAACCAAAGAAGCAAACCTTGCCCTTTGCATTTTGCTGAACGAACACAATTAAAAAATCCTGTAAAGGCAGGACGGAGCCGTGAGGCTCTGTTCCTCGTATATGACGGTCGCACCGATTATGGTGGCGGCTATTTTTTATGCCATTTTTGAGGAGGTGACGGCATTTGCGAAAACTGAAAAACTACAAACCAACCCGCTTTATGGCGGAGGGCAGCTACTACGATAAGGATGCCGCCGACCATGCAGTATGCTTTATCGAAAAATTCTGCTGTCACACCAAAGGCACATGGGATGGAAAACCATTTGAACTGATTGACTGGCAGGAGCAGATTATCCGTGACATTTTCGGCATTTTGAAACCAAACGGATATAGGCAGTTCAACACTGCCTACATTGAAATACCCAAAAAACAGGGCAAGTCAGAACTGGCAGCGGCGGTGGCACTGTATCTGCTCTGTGCTGATTTTGAACCCGGTGCAGAAGTTTATGGCTGTGCTGCGGATAAAGACCAGGCACGAATCGTATTTGATGTGGCTTTGGAAATGGTACGGCGAAGTCCTTTGCTGAAGAATAAAATGACCATCCAGGCAAGCCAAAAGACCATGACCTACAATCCCACAGGCAGTAAGTACAAGGCCTTGTCGGCAGATGTGGCAAACAAGCATGGTTTCAATACCCACGGCGTCATTTTTGATGAGCTGCATACCCAACCGAACAGAAAACTGTTTGATGTTATGACCAAGGGTTCCGGCGATGCAAGAATGCAGCCGTTATATTTCCTAATCACCACTGCGGGAAATGATACACAGTCCATTTGCTACGAAATCCATCAGAAAGCAAAGGATATTATTGAGGGTCGTAAAGTTGACCCTACCTTCTACCCTGTGATTTACGGTGCAAAGGACGATGATGACTGGACTGACCCAGAAGTATGGAAGAAAGCAAATCCATCTCTTGGTGTGACGGTCGGTATCGATAAGGTGCAGCAAGCCTGTGAGCAGGCAAAGCAGAACCCAGGCGAAGAGAACGCTTTCCGTCAGTTAAGGTTGAATCAGTGGGTAAAGCAGGCTGTCCGTTGGATGCCGATGGCGGTGTGGGATGCCTGTGCATTTCCTACCGACAAATCCGAATTGGAAGGCCGTGTCTGTTACGGTGGACTTGACCTTTCAAGCACTATGGATATTACGGCATTCGTGTTGGTATTCCCACCGGAAGACGAGGATGATAAATATATCATTCTGCCGTATTTCTGGATACCGGAAGATAACATCGACCTGCGTGTCCGCCGTGACCATGTGCCGTATGACATTTGGGAACGACAGGACTTGCTTATGACTACCGAGGGCAATGTAGTCCATTACGGATACATCGAGAAATTCATCGAGTCCCTGGGTGAGAAATACAACATCCGTGAAATCGCCTATGACCGTTGGGGTGCTGTTCAAATGGTGCAGAACCTTGAGGGCATGGGATTCACGGTAGTGCCTTTCGGACAGGGCTATAAAGATATGTCCCCTCCGACCAAGGAACTGATGAAACTTGCGATGGAGAAAAAACTGGCTCACGGCGGGCATCCGGTTCTTAGGTGGATGATGGATAACATCTACATCAAGACTGACCCTGCCGGAAACATCAAAGCAGACAAAGCCAAATCCACAGAAAAGATTGACGGTGCCGTTGCAACGATTATGGCACTCGACCGTGCAATCCGCTGTGGCAACACCAACAGTGCTTCGGTTTACGATGACCGTGGCATTTTGTTTATTTAGGAAGGAGCGTGATTTGATATGGGTATTTTTACGGGAATGTTTAAGTCCAGAGATAAGCCCGAAAACAGAACGGCGGGCAGCGCCTACACCTTTTACATGGGCGGTACGACGTCCGGCAAGGCAGTAACCGAGCGTTCTGCTATGCAGATGACGGCAGTGTATTCCTGTGTCCGTATCCTGGCTGAAGCCGTGGCAGGCTTGCCTTTGCATCTTTACAAATATAACGATGACGGCGGCAAGGAAAAAGCCATCGACCATCCGCTTTACCGACTGCTCCATGATGAGCCGAATCCGGAAATGAGTTCTTTCGTGTTCCGAGAGACACTCATGACCCATCTGCTCCTGTGGGGTAACGCCTACGCACAGGTTATCCGTAACGGCAAAAACGAGGTGGTGGCACTTTACCCTTTGATGCCAAACAAGATGAGTGTGGACAGGGATGAAAACGGACATCTCTATTACACCTATTACCGTGGCCCCGATGAAGCTATTAAAAATAAGGAATTTGCAGTAACCCTGCAGCCTTCCGATGTGCTTCATATCCCCGGTCTTGGGTTTGATGGTCTTGTAGGCTACAGTCCCATTGCTATGGCAAAGAACGCCATCGGCATGGCGATTGCCTGCGAGGAATACGGTGCCAAGTTCTTTGCTAACGGTGCAACACCGGGTGGTGTATTGGAACACCCAAGCACCATCAAAGACTCGCAGAGGGTCAGAGAAAGCTGGCAGGCTGCCTTTGGCGGCAGTTCCAACTCCAATAAAGTGGCTGTCCTCGAAGAAGGAATGAAGTACACACCGATTTCCATTTCTCCGGAGCAGGCACAGTTCCTTGAAACAAGGAAGTTCCAAATTAATGAAATTGCTCGAATTTTCAGAGTTCCTCCCCATATGGTGGGGGACCTTGAGAAGTCGAGCTTTTCTAATATAGAGCAGCAATCCCTTGAGTTTGTGAAGTACACCCTTGACCCGTGGGTTATCCGTTGGGAGCAGTCCATTCAGAGGGC